TACTCCGTGACCCAAGGTATGCGTTTCGCTTACCCTGGTGTTGAAGCTGACAGCCCCGCTGTTACCCGTACTGATCTGGTCGTTGACTGATCTTTAATTAATCTGGGGACTCCTTCGGGGGTCCCTTTTTTTTTATCTATAAACCATGTCGTTCCCCACTACATTTGATTCTGAGACCGAACTCTCCAGCGTAAACTCAATACTGGGGATCATTGGTCAAGCCCCGATTACTACGCTAGAATTTACTAATCCAGAAATCGCTTTTATTTATCAACTACTTGGAGAAGCTAGTAAAGATATTCAAAACGAAGGTTGGATTTTTAATACTGAATTGCATTACCCCTTGGAGCGTAACCAAGATGGTAAGATTGCAATTACTAACAACATGCTTCGTATTGATTTGAGTGATGGTCAGACCAGCAAATATTACGATCCTATCAAACGAAATGGTTTTCTGTATGACAAAGTAAACCACACGGATGTTTGGGACGAAGATATCACAGCTGATATCGTTTGGTTTTTTGACTACGAAGATCTGCCCTCTGCATTTAAACGTTACGCTACCTATAAAGCTGGTACACGAGCTGCTACTCAAATGATTGGCAACCCTCAGTTGGCACAGCTTCTAGCCGCTCAGGAGCTGCAGGCACGTTCTGCTTGCATGGAATACGAATGCAACCAAGGTGACTACAATATGTTTGGGTTTGGTCACAACACTGGTTACACTGCTTACAAACCACATCAAGGACTTAATCGAGTAGTATGACAAGCATCGCGCAAAAAATTCCTAGGTACATTCTTGGGATGTCCGATCAACCCGATGAACTTAAAGTTCCTGGGCAAGTTCGTGATGCTGAGAATGTCCTACCCGACGTTACACTTGGTCTATTGAAGAGACCCGGTACTAAATACGTTAGTCAGTTAACTACTAACTCTGAAGGTACTTGGTTTACTATTTATAAGAATGATCGTGTTGAAAGTGATGAAAGGTATATTTGCCAAATCACTCGTCAAGGCGAAGTAAATATCTGGAGCATGAAGTCTGGCAAAGCCATGACTGTCTTGTATACAGCAGATGCTATTAACCTAGAAGGTGAGCAAGTTGGTGGTTTTTATACTGCTGGTAATCTCACTGCTATTGCTGGTCCTGAAGATTATTTAGTTCACTCGAACAACAACGATCTTCATACTATGAGTGTTAACGATTATACGTTTATCACTAATAGAAGAACACCTGTGTCTATGTCTAATAGTGTAACAACGACACGTCCGTATGAAGCGTTTGTTGAGTTAAAAGCTTTGGCTCACCTACAATCGTACACTCTTGACTTCGATCAACCTGGGCAAAACCAGCCAAACCAACCTAAAGTGGTTTTTACCAGCGCTAGTCGTGTTAGTATTAGTCCTGTTGGTTGGAACCTTAGCACCTATTGTAACAATGCTCCTGGTTGTAGCAGAGCTGGTCAATGGACTGTGACGCTTAGTTCAGGTTCTAAGACCGGTCTAGACGTTACTATTACTAACAACTGTACTGCAGTACCTGATGGCTGTGTAGGTAACAGTGTTAGTGAGTCTTATAGCCTTAGCGTTACTCTTAACTCTGGTGGCGAAGGTTGGCAGGTTGGAGATCAAATTACAACTAACCAAGGTGGAAACGAATTTAGAATTACTGTCGATGAAGTAGGTCAAGAGATTACTACTAAAGCTAGTGATGGTCGCGCTACTTATACAGAAACTAATACTTCTGCAACTCTTAGTGCTTCTACAATTTTAGGTGATTTAATTTCAGACATCAACGGTTTTAACAAAGGTTACGTTGTTGAACGAATTGGTAATGGTCTGTATATTACAAATACATACCCGTTTGTTATTACTACACCTGATCCTACATTAATGGATGTGATCTCCGTCACAGATCAACAGCAGGAAGGTGAAACAGCTGCAAACTATATCACACAAGTTAACAATGTTGGTCGTCTTCCTAACCAGTGCAAACATGGTTACATTGCAAAAGTAGTAAACACTGAAGGTGCAGAAGATGATTATTACGTTAAATTCCAAGGTAACAACGAACTAGACGGTGAAGGTCTTTGGGAAGAGTGTGCTAAACCTGGCATTCCTCACACCATTAACAACAGGTCAATGCCTCACGTTCTGATCCGTACATCTAATGTTACGGTAGATGGTGACGGAGATTTGATCTCTGAGTTTTATGTTGGACCTGTAAGATGGGGACCCCGAGCAGCTGGTGATGAGATCACTAACCCTCGTCCTAGTTTCTGCCCACCTCCTGGTGCTAATTTTGGAGACACTATTAATGCTACTGTATTCTTCCGAGATCGTCTTGTTTTCTTAAGCCGAGAAAACATTGTGATGTCTAGAACCTCAGAGCATTTTGAATTGTTTGGTCGTTCTGCTACAGCTATTGTAGACAGTGACCCTATTGACGTGTCCTCTAGCAGTACAGTTCCTGCTATTTTGCATGAGGGTTTAGTTGTACCGTCAGGTCTTATTGTTGTTAGCCCTAACCAGCAGTTCTTGTTGCGTACAGAAAACGATATTCTATCGCCGCTAACAGTTAAGATCACTAACATCTCTAGTTATAATATTAACCCTAACACTAAGCCCATCTCTTTGGGTACTACTGTTGGATTCTTTAGTAACACTGGTAGGTATAGCCGTTTCTACGAAATGGTTAATATTACTAGTAGTGCTGATCCAGAAGTTCTTGAACAAAGTAAATCTGCTGGTACTCTACTTCCACAAGATTTAGAAATTATTGCAGACTCACAAGAAAATGATTTGATTATGGCTTCTGAAAGAGGTAGTAATCAGGTTTGGGGTTTTAAATATTTTAACACTGGAGAACGTCGAGCACTTAACTCTTGGTTCTATTGGAGTATGCTTGGCGAGGTTGTCCATCATAAGATTATCAAGGATAACTACTACGCTGCTCTTGAAGCGGATAATGGTACAGTTTATTTGGTACGTGCTGATCTACGTCCTTTGCGTGATACTACTACGTTTACTGAAGACAACTTCCGTATTCACTTCGATTACTATGGGTCAGTGGCTACAGGCGGCATGACTTATAGTGAAACAGACAACGAAACAACTTTCACTTTACCCATCCCTTATTTTGCAAACGAAGAGTTGCAGGCATTTAGCATGGGTAATGAACCAGGACGTATTGGTGACATCACTGTAGACGGTACAACTGGAGCATTACAAGGTGATTGGACTAACGTTGATTTTGCGCTAGGTTACACGTTTAATATGCGTGTTGAGTTCCCAACTATTTATCCTACAAAGAGAAGTGGTGTCAGTGGTACTCTAGAATCAGACACTCGTGGATACCTAACGTTAAACAGAATTAAAGTTACTCTCGGTGATTCAGGTTATTACGAAGCTACCTTGAAATCTTTTGGTAGGGATGATCGTATTATTACCTACGAATCTGCTACAGCAGGTACTTACCTAGCCAACACAGCTTCTATTCGTGATGAGACAAAACTTACTGTTCCTGTCTATGATAAAAACACTAACTTTAATTTAGAACTAGCTTCTAAACATCCTTCTCCTACTACATTGTATTCAATGGAATGGGAAGGTAACTACAGTAATTTGTATTATCGAAGTGTCTAAAGTTGAAATCCGCCCAGCAACGATTGAGGCTGCTATTGAAGTAGCCTCTAACCTGCTTCCTGAGGACCGTAGAGAGGTCGAAGAGGGGCACGGCCAAGATCCTATGGTTGTGCTCCCTGAGGCTGTTTCTAGAGGCTTCTGCGTGTACTTCACGATGCCTAACGGCAAGACTGCCGGAATGGCAGGTATTCATGACAACGGAGCAATCTGGATGTTATGTACACCAGTTATTCGTGACTACCCAATAGCTTTTGCACGTGAAGCTAAAAAGTTTATTGACAGCAGAAAAGAGAAGCTGCTCTTTAATATTGTGGATGCACGTAATGTGACCCACGTAAAACTTCTCAGATTCCTTGGGTTTAAGTTTATCCGAGTGATTACTTACGGACCCAATAACTTACCCTTTATAGAATTCTGTAAATTATGTGCGGACCCGCAACAGCTATCGGAGTAGCCACTGGTGTTGCTAGTGGAGCCCAAGCAATTGGTGGCTTCATGCAAGGCAAATCCCAAACTGAAGCTACTAACCGTGCTCGATTGAATCAATATCGAGACGCGGTAATGATGAATGAATTCCAGTTCCAAGGCGATGAAGCTATTCGTCGAGCAGCGATTAACGATTACAAATCTGGTCTTCGTGAAAGCGACCTTGCTTTGGCTGAAGTACGAACTGGTCTTGATAAACAATTAAGCGAACAATTTTCTAAAGCTAGGTTTGCTAGCCTTGGCAGAGAACAAAAATTAATGCAATCAGAAGGCCGTATTGCTACGACAATGCAAGCAGGTCGAAGTCGTGATAGGATGCTTGCTCTAACTAGAGGAGGCTCTTACGCTGAGGAAGCTTTGGAAATGGACAACTTGCTTCGTGCAAAGTTTGGAGCTGCAGATACTTACCGTGGAGCAGCTGATCAAGCTACGTCTTATCGACGGCAACTCTTTAGCAAGGTACCCCTTCCTACTCGTAGGGCACCTTTACCTTCTGCACCTGTTATGCAATCTGGACCCTCTGCTTTGTCTTTGATTGGAGGTCTTGGTAGTGCTGCACTTGGCGGTCTTACTGCTGGTATGGGTGCAGAGCAAAGCTTTAAGAATCTTAAGTGGTTTGGTAAGGGTTAATTAATTATGGCTGAATTCCAATCATTCGCAAGAGTACCTGGGTTTAACCCTAGGGCTGTTGTAGACACGGCTGGACAAGTTCGTGAACAGACTCAGAAAGAGTTGAATCAAATGCGTGAGTTTTTTAACTCGCGTCGTATTACAGATCAACAGCTTATTGAAGATTCAAGGTTTGCTGGACAGAACTGGAAGGCTCTGGCTAGCCTTACTGAATCTGGAGTTAAGTATTATGAGCAGTTAGCCAAACAAGAGGCTAAAGATAAAGCTACAGGAGAGATGTGGACTAACATCTTTAACCCTGAATACCGTACAGCTGATTTTGAAACACCGTATATTAACGAAGCTGAACGCCAGAACATTATAGCTAAAGCTGCTGCTGATGGGTTGGAAGCTGATGGTGATCTTATTGGATCAGAAATAGTACGACAGCGTTATCAAGGTCTTGGTCAAGGTTTAACTAATGAACGTGTTTTAGCTCAACAAATTAAAACATCTTTTCCTTCAGAGCTAACTGCTTTTGTAAATAGCGAAGAAATAGTTCGCTACAAGGGTGTGCCAGTTCCCATCAATCAATTGTTTGGCAGCAGTGATATTGACAAAGTTCAATTTGCATTAAATGCTGCAGCTGTACGCATTCTTGAAAAGAATAACGCACAGTTTATGACTAAAGATACTCTAGTTAAGTATCTTGGTGAGGTTGTACCCTCGACAATTGGTTACATGACAACTAACCAGTTGACTGGAACTATTGCTCAACAAAAAGAAGAGCGGTTGGCAACTGCAAAAACTCAAGGGTATAACTACGGAGCAATTAGTACTTCCAAAAACGTTACCCAAAATTATCAGTCTCTTGCACAAACTCTGCTAAACGATAACAACGGTATTACAACTATTCAACGAGCTAACCGTGTAGCAGCTGAAGTAATGCTTAACGGTGCCGCTAGTGTTAGCGAAGACCAAGTTAAAGTTGTTGGAAATAGTTTGCAGAATCCTACCCAAGCTAATAGTTTTATTCGAGGTGTTGCACCTCTGGAATATTTAAAAGCTATTGAACTTGCACGTAGCAACACTGCAAAAGCAGATAAAGCTTTTGGAGATGAAACTATTAATAAAGCTCTAGCTGACATTACTAAAATAGATCCTGCAAACTTAGACGCTAAACTTGCAAGACTTGAAGAAGCAGAGGCAGCTCTTCAAAAAAGAGGTATGTATGAAGCTATCATTGATTTGCGTAGTAAAGCAGGTGTCTATACTCAGGGACCTGAAGCTACTGCAAATTACATGAGAATGCAGAAACAACAAGCTTCTGGTACAGCTATTCCTGATGCTACAATTAGTCAGCAAGTAGCCTCTGGTGGGCTTACTCCAGAGCAAGCTGCGAGCCTTCGATCACAAAGGACGACTGTATTTAAAGAACCGATCTCTTCTGCCACTGCAACTGTTGCAATTCAAAACCGTGACTTTGCTAGTGAAATTGCTTTGAGGACTGGTACTACAGTTGACTCCGCTTCTGGTGAGTTTAAAATTGGATCGAAACCATCACCTATTAATGCGATGGATTTGAAAACAATTAACAAAGCTTACGAAAAAGCGTTGAAAGCTGATCTTAATAAGTTTGCTTTGACTCTTGATCCTAGTTTGTCTCCCACTGAGTTGAACGATAAAATGGAAGCAAGGGCAAAACAGTTCCGTAAAGAGCAAGTTGAAAACCCAAACGGTAGGTTTTACCTTGGCGGTTTGTTTACTGAAGATCCTAATTCAATTAGAACGGCTAATACGCCTGAGTACGAACGAGTTCGTCAAGCAGCTAGGCAATTCAGTAATACGTCTTTAGCTAAACCTTCTGTTATGCAGAATGGTGCCAATGATTATAGCAACAAGTGGAATCCTGGTCAAGGTCTTAGCCAACAAATTAGGCAAGCATACAAACCTGGAGATCGTCTATTAGATCCAAAAGAAGCTTTAGAAGTTAAACTAGACGCCGAACAAGGTATGTTTAGACCCGAAACTATTCAAGCTGCAAGAGATCTAGGCTTAACTCCGAAACAATATGCAGACCAACAGGCAGCTGCATCTCAGTTGAATCCTATTAATTGGCAATCTGCTTCCGCACAAAACGCAGAAAGCTTGGCTGAAACTAGCATGATGCGTGAGATCAGAGGAACTTCCCAGTACCAAGAACGAGACATTCGTCTTGGTCGAGAAGGTTATCGACTAACTGCTGTTTCTGGTATTCCTATCTTCCTTTCTCGTGGATTTTCTTTGCAAGGCGCTTCGTTGTTGTCAGCAAAATTTTATCTAGAATCACAAGCTAGACAGAAAGATATGTTTAATGAAGCTAATTTTGCAGATAAATATTTAGCTAAATTGACTCCAAACCAACTTGCAGTTTTAAAAAATCCAAATCTAACTTATCGTCAGCTAGCAAATTGGATTGGAGATCCTAAGCTTACTAGTTACGCTAAAACTCTTGAACAACTTTACGGTATTAAGTAATGCCTTTACCTGATTATTTCTCTTCCGAGGAAGAAGAACAACGGCAAAAACAAGCCGCAGCATTAACGCCACAACAGGTTGCAGAAACTGCTCAACGAGCTGAGAAACCCGAGGGTTTTATTTCGCAAGCTGGTCAAGCTATTGAAGGGGTAGTTAATGCACTCAACCCCATGAACTACACAGCCAATTTAATTGATGCAGGTCAAGCAGTTCTTGGAGCTGCTAGTGCAGAAGATACTTTGGCTGGTGAGTTTCTACAAAGTGCAGGTGAGATTTTCAAAACTCAGCAAGAGTTGGACGCTGAGCGTACTGCTCAAATTCAAAGGATTCAAGCTGGTGATACGGAAGGTATTCCTGAAGGTCAAGTTACTTATGCAGAAATTTCTCCTAAGGTAGATGCTATTGTTGGAGGTGCTGCTCAAACTCCATACCTTCCTCTCACTCTTGCAGGTCGTATTGCAGGTCAAGATACGTCTTGGACAAACAAGCCTGCTAGTATTTCAGACGATGATCCTTTAGCTGATACAATTTATGAGATCACTAAGGTTCTTGCACCTACTCTAGTTCTGACTCCTCTTACAGGAGGCATGACTATTCCAGCTGGACTTGCAGTAGAATCTGCTGTTGAAACCATTGGTCAGACTAGTGCTGAAGATATGGTTGCAGGTAGAACTGTTGCTGCTAAGTTTGGTGAGCTGTATGATTCCATGGGTCTTGACCTTGGATATGAAAATGGCAGTGAACTAACTCGTGATTTGATTGAAGGTAAGACTCCTGCAGCTCAAGCATTGCTTGCTGTTTGGGGTTTTGGTCAAAACTACGGTATCAACTGGTCTGCTGGGAAACTGATTCAACTGTTTGGTGGTGCCGTCAAACCTATCTTTACTCGTGGTAATGATTGGATTGCTAGTAAACTAGGTAAAAGTGTTGATGAGGTAGATGAGTCTCTTATCAACATTAAAGATCCTGATTATACCCCAGTCACTGAACCTTCTGAAGTTGTTACTCCTACCACTTCAGTTCCTAGTTCTACCAGCCCAAAAGGTAGTGTCCTAAACGATGCAGGTTTGCTGCAACGGTTGTTGCGTGATGTTGAAGGTCTTCCAGACATTGAACGTGTTCCTGGAGAATTCTTTACTGACTGGACTGCATTGAGCAACGTTGAATCTATTCAACAAGCTTTGCAAAAATCATTCCAAGACATTCCTGCATTTGAACTTGGAGAATCTGAACTTAGAGATGTTCAACGTCAAACCCTTAAATGGTTGATTAATAACCGAGCCTTACTTAGTGATGATCTTGCTCAGTTCATGATGAACTTTAAAGATGATTTTACTATTGATGTAGGTTCAGGTGCTCATAGAATTCCGTTTGATGGTTTAGATGAATACATGCGTAAATATTTGCGTATGGATTATGGTGGACTTGGTACAGGTAATCTAAAGGCAGGTTATGTAGGTATTGCAGTTTCTCGTTATGTCCTAGAAGATCTAGGTTATCGGATGCAAAAACTCGCCACTCAAATGGACGACATGTTCCAACGTGGTGAAGATATTACTCCGATGATGCGCGATGCGTTCCTTCCATTGGAAAATTTTGTCCAAACGTTTGCTCATCCATTCCGTCATGCTAAGCGTGATTGGTTCCTACGTGGTGAAGCCCAGCAAAAAGATTTGCTTACTCGTCTTGACGGTACTGCAGATGATTTGTACAGGGTTGAAACTGAGTTAGATGATCTTTCTGTAATGAACATTGACGGTGTTCCTACAAAGACTACTATTGCTGATCTTTGGGAAGCCGCTAGCAATGGCGATGATAAGTCACTTCAAACTCTTAAAACTTACATTAGAAATCTAGCATACGGGGATCCAGCTAAAGTTATTGCTGATAATGAAATTAGCACTAAAATCATCCGCGAACAGCTGATGAAGAAAAATGCTGGTCAGAAGTTTTTCTATAATGGCATGATGCTTGCTCAGTGGGCTACTCAAGTTAATGCTGCTGTACCTACTGTATTCCGTCAAATCTTCGAGCCGCTTGCTTTGGCAGGAAGTCCTAACCCTCTGATTGGACCTGCTGAAAGGATGTATGCGCTTGGTCAGTGGTATGGTGGTGCTAAGTACATGGGTCAAGCTTGGCAGGCATTGTTCCGTGCTCTAAGTACTAACAAGCCTGCTGCTGGCTACGCTAAATATACCAATAATTATAGCAGCGACCTTCTTAAAGAAGTAGCAGAAATTCGGCGTTACCACACTAGGTTGCAGGTTCAATTAAAAGAAGAAGGGGCTCCTGTTTGGGAGCGTCTTAGTGCTCAAATGTGGGGATTGTGGCAAACTGCTATGTATCACCCAGGTATGAATCTACCTACACGTGGTTTGATGGCTACTGACGAAGCTGCTAGAGTTACTGTCGGTGTTCAAGTTGCTACTGGTCGTGCATACCGTGACGCACATCTAGGTAAAATCACAGACGATCAAATTGAAGCACAAACTAAAGCATACTTCAAACAGATTTTTAATGGACCTCCGTCTGCTGCAAACATTAAAGATCCTGAAGTAAAAGCAATTGCTGATAGGATTACTATGCAAACTCCTCTAACAGTTGATGAGGATACAAGTTTGCTGTCTCGTTATTTTGCTGCTGAAGATGCTGCAGCTAAATTAGATCCTGTTCATAGATTCTTTAGTCCGTTTACTCGTGTAGTTGCGGATCAAATTGAACAAGAATATATGGCAATGACTGGGCAAGTTCCAGGTGCTCAAGCCATGATTGGAGCTGCAGACAAATTAGGTTGGTATGGTAAACTTACACCATACAAAAAATACCAAAAACTGTATAAGTCAGCAGACCCTACTCAAAAACTTCAGCTTGAAAGTCAGTTAGCTTTATCTCAGTGGCTTACTATGTCTACTGTAGCTACTATTGTTATGGGCGGTAAGATCACTGGATCTGATGTACGTCCAGGCGAACCTGCTAACTCAATTATTGTCCCAGCTCCATGGACTCGAAAAGGTGAAATTGCTGTACCTTACAGTAAATTTAGCCCTTATGGTGTTGTACTTAATAACGTAGCTAACTGGGTACGTGCAGTAGAAACTGGAGCTTGGTCTCACGAACGTTATGGCACTGCAATTGCTGGTCTAGTGTTTGGTTACGCTACTTATGGCTTGCAACGTTCTATTTTGCAAGGTCAACAGCAACTTCAAAAAGTACTTGATGTCGCTAACTTTGAACCTTGGATGATGGCTATGGGCGATGTAGCTACAAGTGCATTTACTGCAGGTATTGGACGAGAAATGGGTGATCTAATTAATCCTGAAAAGACTATTAGGCAAGACCGTACTACTCCTCTCAATCAATTCTTAAGTGGTGTAGCAGAAAAAGGTGTTCACTCTTTCTATGCTCCTCCGATGTATGACATCTATGCTAAGAAAAAGTCAGAGCCTGAAGGGCGTGTTGCAATGGCAGAAGGTGCTAATGGTTTCCAAAAGCGCATGTCTGTACTCTTAAACATGCTGTATCCAGGAAACATTACTGAAACAGATTATAGTGATCCAGTTCAGACCATGCTACGTTCAGTTGGTTATGAACAAAATCGTAATCTAACTGATAGAATTTACGGCACCTATCTTAATCAAGATCAACAAAGCAGACTTCGCTATGAAATGCAAGGTATTTTGTACAACAATCTAAACGACTATATGCGTAGAGATTACATGTACAAAGGTAAAGCTGTTGGTAAATGGGCTAAATACAAGCGTTTTCTTAAAGAGCTTGGTCCTGATTCAACAGAAACAACAAATCAGCTAGCTAAAATTCTTGCCGATTTAGAGGACATTCACTTTAAAACTAAGTTAGAAGCTGCTGGAAGAGCTGGGTTTGGTGATGACCCTGTTCTTAGAGATAACATTGAGAAAGCTAGGATGGAAAGACTAAAACCTGAAATCTCGTCTACAGGTCGCCAAGGTCTTTACGCTCAAGCTGCTCAGCAAGAAACGCCTCTTGCACAACAAGTTCGGAATATTCTGGACATTGCTTAATCCACCCATTACCATAATTATGTAACGTAATGGCAACAACTGAACAGTTTTATTTAGGTGATGGTACTACTACCAATTACACCTTTCCATTTGAATACATTACAAAAGACGACGTTAAGGTAAGCCTTAATGACGTTGAAACAAGTGAATACACCTACGCCAACGCTACAACTATTCAGATGAACTCAGCCCCTGCTTCAGGGGTTCGAGTTCGTATTTTTAGATACACTAACGTAGACGACCTGAAAGCTACTTTTTCTTCAGGTTCGTCTATTCGTGCTGTAGACCTTAACAATAACTTTCAGCAAAACAACTTTGCTGTTGAAGAAATTAGGAATTATAGTTGGGACAACGAAGTTGATACCATCCACAGTGATGAGACTTGGGACAGTTCTGATACCAAGATTGCTACTACTGAAGCGCTGGATGATCGGTTCTGGGACCAAGATGGCGATGTAATTCAAAGCACCGAAAACTTTGAAGATACTGACAACAAAATCATGACCGCTGCGGCGATTGACGACCGCATTGATCATGTTATTACTAATGATATTGGTACCGATGGTACTGGTATTACTGTTACCGACGACGGTGATGGTACTATTACTCTGGGTCTTGCACAAAACACTATTGATTTTGATCGGATTAAAAACTCTGACATTATCAACAACGCTGAACAAGATGCTAGTTCTGTAAACCCTGCAGATACTAACCTGTTTACTGCTCTGGCTGCATCACGTCGTTTTGACACTCTGGTTCAAACTGGTCGTCCCACTGGTAATACCTGGGAAACTGGTAAAACTTGGTATCAGAACGATGAAGATCAAACGGTTCATATCTATGATCCTAGTGCAGCAGATCCCTGGGTTGCTATCACTTCTGGTGGCTCCTTTACTCGCCTTGATCAAGTCATCTACGTTGACTCTGTAAACGGTAACGACAACAATAACGGTCACCGTATTAGCAGCCCTAAGCGTACTATCCGTGCTGCTATTGCTGATATCAACGCTGATGCTACGCACGGCGATGGTTCTACCGTTGTGGTTGCTCCTGGTGTTTACGGCGAAGAGTTTCCGATTGACATCCAACGTAACGATGTGTCTATTGTTGGCACCTCTCTGCGTAACTGTATCATTCACCCTGCTATTCCTGAAGCTGATCAAGCTGGCTACAACGTTACGGTTCCTGAACCTAACGAACTGGAAACCATGTTCCGTGTGAACAGCGGTACCTACATTGCCAACCTTACCCTTATGGGTATGAAAGCAGCTGGTCCCCGTGGTGGTAACATTCTGGATACAGATACTACGTTCGGTCTCCCTACTAACCAAGGTTGGAACTTTGCATTCTTCCCGAATGCTGTTATTCGTAAGTCCCCTTATATTCAGAACTGCACTAACTTCTCTGACTCTCGGATTAATAACGTTAATTTTAATCCCCATACTCAGACCGAAGGTGCAGCTGGTGACCTTACCTCTGACCCCTCTGGTGGTGGTATCCTGATTAACGGTGCTACTCCTAATGGTACCAGCCCTCTGCGGTCTATGGTGTGCGATAGCTACACTCACACTGCTTTGGATGGTCCTGGTATCTTTGTCACTAACAACGGTTATTGCCAAGCTACTAGCTCTTATTCATTTTTTAACCATTACCACCTCAAGTGTTTGAATGGTGGTCAAGCTAACCTTGCTGCATCTACTACTGACTTTGGGCGTTTCTCTCTTATTGCTGATGGTCGGTCTACTACTCCTATTTTCACTGCACGAGTAAACGGTAACCAGAATGCTGGATCAACCAGTTTTAATGTTCATAACCTTGTAGATAATTGGTTTGGTACTGAGACGCGCCCTCAAGACAACATGCTTGTCGAAATTGGGGCTGATGTCTACTCAATTACCTCTGCAACACCTCAAGGTAATGCTGGTTGGACTGTTAACATTATTCGTCCTAATCCTGATGACCGAACTGAAAACCTCGGTTTGATTAATGGTATTAGTTCTAACGATAATGTTAATTTCTACCTGCGCTCTATGATTGCTTCTAGCGGTCACACGATGGAGTATGTGGGTTCTGGTACTGACTACGATGCATTGCCTCAAAATGGCGGTGTTCCTGTCGATGCTAACCAGCTTACTGAACTTAATGACGGTAAGATTTGGGCAGCTACTACTGATCACAAAGGTACGTTCCGCGTTGGTAGTACGTTTGAAGTTGATCAAGAAACTGGTTTTGTTAACATTCCTGCTGGTGCTTTGTCTGTTAGCAGACTGCTAGCCAACTTGGATACTAACGGTTTTGACATTGTTAACGGTGATGGTGATGTAAGCGTTAATGATACGCTTGACATGAACAGCAATAACATTGTTAATGTCGCTGATCCTGTTGATGCACAAGATGCTGCCACTAAAAACTATGTTGATACGTTTGTAAATCAAACTGCTAACATTGGTGACCTGCAAGTTACTGGTGCCAAGATTGCAAACGACACTATTGATAGCTCTAAACTGACTGCAGCTACTGTTGTCACTGAGTCTGAGCAAAGTGGTGCAACTGCAAACGATACTTCGTTCTTCACTACTGCAGCTGCTGATGCTCGTTACTTCAACATCAGTTCTGGTGACACCATTAAAGATGGTCAAGCATTCCCAGACAACGATACTACGATTGCTACTACTGCAGCTATCAACGACCGTATTGTTGACTTGGTTACTGAGGTTGGTGGTTTTGTTCCTATTGCTAATGAAACTAGCTTCCCAGCTACTAACCCAGACATCAACGATGGTTCTGGTACGCTGATTAGCATCAAAGAGTTTGCTACTAGCCGTACTCCGTCTAGCGGTACTGTGACCATTGCTAATGGCTCTGGTTCTAATACTGTTACGATTACTGGTTGTGGTACTACTGTCCTGGCTGCTGGGTTTGGTGCAATCGTGGAGACTACCTCTACGTTGCATACCTATGCATTCCATCGCCTGACTCCTAAAGCTACTGAAGTCACTACTGTTGCTGGTATTTCTAGCGACGTTACGACTGTTTCCGGCATTAGTTCTAACGTTACTACCGTTGCAGGTATCTCTAGCAATGTAACTACTGTTGCAGGTATTAGCTCTGACGTGACCACGGTTGCTGGTAAAGCCACTGAGATTGGTCGTCTTGGTACGGCTGATGCAGTTGCTGACATGGCAATTCTTGGTACTACTGACGTTGTTGCTGACATGAATTTGTTGGCTACTAACGATGTTGTGTCTGACATGAACACGCTGGCTACTTCTGCCAACGTGACTGCAATGTCTAATTGTTCTGATGACATTAGCAACATTAACACTGTTTCTGGTTCTATCAGCAATGTAAACACCGTTGCTGGCAGCATCTCTAACGTCAACACTGTTGCATCTAACATTAGTAGCGTTAACGATTTTTCTCAGAAATATCGTATTGGTGCTACCGATCCAACTACGAACAACGACGATGGTGACCTGTTCTACAACACCACCAGTGACACTCTTAAGATTTGGGATGGTTCTGCGTGGCAGACTGGTGTAACTGATACTGCTGGTTTTGTTACCACCGCTGGTGGTCAAACCATGACTGGCAGCCTGAGCTTTGGTGACAACCAAAAGGTTACTGGCCTTGCAGCACCTACTGCTAACAACGACGCTGCACGTAAGGTGTACGTCGATGACACCATTGACTCCAAGATTGACACCGCACTAACTAGCGATGTCATTGGTGGTACTGGCATCACTGTTTCTGACAACACTCCTGGTAGTGGTCAAATCACTATTGACGTTACTGCTGGTTCGATTGGTTCCACGCAGCTTGCAAGCACTACGGTTCAATCTGGTACCTATGGTTCGTCCACTCAAATTCCTAGCTTTACTGTTGACGCTGACGGTCGTCTAACTGCAGCTTCTAATAACTCTATTAACACTACTACTAACCTAAGTACGTCTACTACAACTACTTCGGTTACTGTTAACAGCAGCACTGGTACTAACGCTACCATTGGTGAAGCTACAGGTTCTGCGGCAGGTGTTATGTCTACCGCACACCACAACAAACTTGATGGTATTGAATCTGGAGCAACTGCTGATCAAACGGCTGCTGAAATTCGTGCTCTTGTAGAGTCTGCAACTGACTCCAACGTCTTTACTGACGCTGATCACACTAAGTTAAACGGCATTGCTACCAACGCTAATAACTACAGCCACCCTAACCACACTGGTGAAGTTACTTCTACTGGTGACGGAGCAACTGTTATTGCTGACAATGTTGTTGATGAAGCAAATCTAAAAGTTTCTAACGCCCCTACTAACGGTTATGTTTTGACCGCTCGGTCTGCCAATACTGGTGGTATGACGTGGGAAGCTCCAGCAGCTGGCGCTACTGGCGCTGGTGGTGATGAAGTGTTCTGGGAGAACGGTCAAACTGTTACTACCAACTACACCATTACTAACGGTAAAAATGCTATGAGTGCTGGTCCTATTACTATTAACAGCGGCGTGACGGTTACCGTTGGCGCTGGTGAAAACTGGGTTATTGTTTAATTATGGCTATTACTATTAACGGAAACGGTACTCTTACCGGAATTACAGATTACCCAAACAGCAGTGTTGGTCAGATTTTGCAGGTGGTGAGTGCGACTAAGACTGATAAATTTGCGACTAATTCTACTTCCTATGTTGATGTTACAGGTTTAAATGTTTCGATTACACCTTCTTCGACTTCCAGTAAAATTTTGGTTATTGTAAATCTTGCTGCTAGTTCATATACCGGCACCGGCGGTCAATGGATCATAGCAAGAAATTCAACAGCCCTCGCAGTAAACACACATACAAACGCCACTCAGAAAGCTACAGGATCTACTTATTCAGGAGAAGGTAACAACGGTTACCAGTGCCTGTTTCTTAATATGACACACTTAGATTCACCGTCAACCACTTCTGCTACAACATATAAAGTTCAAATTAAACATAACGCTAGCAACACTTACCTGACAGTGAACTCTAGATCACTCGATGATTACGTTGGAGCTGTATCTTCTATTACTGCAATGGAGGTAGCAGGATGAATTTTGATGCTATTCATCGCGCATACCCCAACGCGGTCACTATCGACGACGGCACTGGAGCATTTGACGCAGACGGCAATCAGATCGAACTAGACCAAGCTCTTGTCGATGCTGCAGCCGCAGAACTTGCAGCAGAACGTGCTGCTACCCAATACCAACGTGACCGCCGACCGGAATACCCGGACCTGGCGGTCCTCGCTGACGCTTTGTACTGGTCGAACCAAGGCGACAACACCAAACTTGATGAGTATTACGCAGCTTGTAGTGCCGTCAAAGCTAAGTATCCTAAACCTTAATTATGGCACTACGATTAAACGGCTCCACATCCGGCTATGTGGAATTGAACGCTCCTGCGGTGGCGGGTTCAACCTCGCTTACAGTTCCGTTTGGAGTCATTCAAGTTGTACAAGCAACCACAGCAAGTAAGATTAGCTCTACTACTGTTAGAACAGATCACGATTGCATGAGTGCGTCTATCACGCCAAAAGTAAGTAACTCCAACATTTTGGTGTCTTTAGATTTTGGTGTAGGTGATGGTAACAATGAGTCTTATTATTTAAAACGAGGTAGCACTAAAATAGGAGGTTCAGGAGTTACTAATTCAAATTTTATTGAAGACACCTCTTGGCTTTCCACTGATGAAAACAATAACAACACTTATGGAATTAGTCCTTGGAGTTGGCAGTATTTAGACACAGGACGTACAGCTGGTACAAGTCAAATTACTTATACGTTTGGTGCTTTTATTGTAAACACTGGCTCAGGTGCTTTTTACTTTAACCGAGCAGATAATGACCAAAGCGGCACTGGTACAGCTTTTAGGTCAACAATGACTCTTTGGGAGGTAGCAGCATAATGGACAAGCATAGAGCATTACAAAACCTTCGACCTGGAGCACAGTTTACAGTAAGGGATGATGTTGTTGAGTGGAATGATACTCAGCAAACCTGCCCAACTGACGCTGAGCTGCAGGTTGAATTAGAAAGGCTTGTAGTTCAAGATGCATTAGATCGTGTAAAGTATCGCCGTGCTAGAGATTACGCTACCGAAGCCGACCCCCTGTTCTTCAAAGCACAACGCGGTGAAGCAACTATGGATGAATGGAACGCTAAGGTTGCTGAAATCCGAGCACGTTATCCATATGGAGGTGAGTCATGAGTACGGTTAACGTAACTAACCTTAAACACCCTAGCTCTACTACTAATAACATTGTGCTTGCTTCTGATGGAAGTTGTACTATTCAAAGTACAAGTACCATAGTTGCCAGCACCGCTGTAACACCTACAGGTGTAAATTTTGTAGATTTTACGAACATTCCATCTAACGCTAAAAGAATTACTATTCAGTATTTTAACCTTGATTCTGATGGGGAACTTGCGTTTAGGATAGGTGATTCTGGCGGAATTGAAACTAGCGGTTATGCAGCTGAGGCTGCTCGTATTTACGGTGGTGGTGGTAGTGGAAATAGTGCATTTTATCATACCGATAAATGGGGTACTAATTGGGGTGGTAGTAATATGAGACGAAACGGACATTTTGTCCTTACAAATACAACTGGAAACTCTTGGGTTGGTTCTGGTTTACTGGGAATCGATGAAAACAATGGATCATGGTACGCAATGATATATTTTGCGGGATCAAAAACATTGTCCGGCACCCTGGATCGTGTCCGAGTTTATGACATCGGCAGTAATAATTTTACCAGCGGTACTGTAAGAATGTATTACGAGGTTTGATATGAGTAAACTGATTATTGATGTACAAACTGGTGAACAGCAAGTAATTGATTTAACGCCTGAAGAGTTTCAACAGCGTGAGGTTTTTCAGCGTGATGTTTTACCTGGACTTTTACTAGAACAGCTTCGTCTTAAAAGAAACGATTTACTTGCCGAAACCGACTACCTCGCTTTGTCTGATTCAACCCTGACTGACGAGATGCGTACCTACCGCCAAGCCCTCCGCGATCTACCGGCTAACACAGTGGATCCGGCTAATCCCGTTTGGCCAACTAAACCCTAACTTTTTAGAACAATGATTGCACTTATCCGTCCCGTTCTTTTCTCCTTCCTTAACAGCGACAAAGTGAAGCGCCTCATCGTCGATATGCTCCGTAAACTTGCTGAGCAATCTGATAACACTGTTGACGACCAAGCTGTTGATTTCATCGAGCGTGGTCTCTTCGGCGGCTGATGGACTTGGGAGCACCACCGGTACTGCCGGTTCTAAGGCTCCCTGAGCCGC